ATGCTAGGTGCAGGTTCAAAACAAGAAAATCCTTTATTCGGAGCGCCAATGCATAGTGAAAAAGTTGTGTTTAATGAAGCTATACTAGCTACAGGAGCAGCTATACATGCATATAGTGCTATCATGTGGCTGAAAAATAATAAGTAAGCATAATAATAAGTCGTTTTGATTAAGTGTATATTTGCTGATGCTAATTCGCTAGTATTACTTGCGTTAAGTAATGTACTAAGTCTTAGTAGAGGACTAGCTACTGCATTACTACCTCTTAAAAAAAGTTGCAAATAAACTGAAAAAGAAGTAGATTAGTCCTAAGGTAAGGTACAAAAAAATAGTTATTTCAATAAAAATATCATTTAGGTGAGAGAAATCTTACCTTATTTTTTTGCGAAACATCGTGACCTGTTCGTGACCTACTTTGACTTGATTATGACCTGTTATGACCTGATGTTGACCTACTAATGACCTGTTTTACATGTTAAGATGTTAATGGGTGAACGAAAGAAATCATCCTAAACATTGAGTTCATCCTAATTCCCCCTAAAGAAATATTAAAAGGATAGGGTAACCTATCAAATATCCGTTTTAAAACGCACCTAGTGATGTAGTGATCTAGGTGTGTTTTTATTTCAAAAAATCCTTGTTCAAAACGGTGTGTCATAACCCAATAAAACTGTTTTGTAAAGGAGAATAGAACAAATGATAAAACCACCAATTCCACGTATGGGTGGAAAATCAAAATTAAGAAAAACTATTTTAGAAAGAATACCAGAACATACTTGTTATGTAGAGCCATTCTTTGGAGCTGGATGGGTATACTTTGGGAAAGAGCCTAGCAAGGTAGAAGTAATCAATGACATCGATAAAGAACTTATCAATATGTTTCGTATGATTAAGTATCATGCTCCAGAAATCGAAAGGGTATTAGAGTATGAGTTTTCAGGCCGAGATATGTTTGAAGAGTATAAGCATTGCACTGTTGAGTATCTCACAGAAATTCAGAGAGCAGTACGTTTTCTATATCTTATTTCACAAAGTTTTGCTGGAAAAGGTACGACATTTGGCTATGGAACAACAAGTAAACCAGCACCACAGATATTTTATCAAGGTGTACTAGGTAATATAAAAGAAAGACTTAGAAATACATATGTTGAGAATAAAAGCTTTGGGGATATTATTAAAAGATATGATAGAATTCATAGCTTTTTCTTTTGTGATCCACCATACTTTGAAACTGCAGGCTATGGGAATGAGTTTGGAGAGCAAGAACATCTTTTATTAAGAGATACACTATCTCAGATAAAAGGCAAGTTTATGGTTACAATCAATGACCATCCTAAAGTAAGAGAATGGTATAAGGATTTTAATATAGAAGAGGTACAAGTACCCTATTCAATAGCAAAAGAACAAAAGGCTAGAAAAGAATATGGTGAGTTAATTATTACAAATTATTAGAGGAGAAGTATATGGGGATTAAAACAAAAGCTATTAAAGATAAAGAGCTAGAGATATCAATTTATCAATACTGTAAGAAGTACGATATGCAGCTATACATTATGATTTTGTTAATTCGTTATACAGGGTATAGAATCAATGATTTAAGATGTCTGAGAAAAAGGGATGTTAGTGGTAAATATCTAGAAATTGTAGAGAATAAGACAAAGTATCTGGAACAGAAGTATAAAGAAAAAGCTGAAAAGGATGGAACGAGTCCTAAACCACCTAAAAAGGCAAGAAAAATTTTAATACACCCTACATTAAAGAAAATACTGGATGAGTATACCAAAGATATGGAGATGTGGCATGTATTGTTCTCTAGTCCGAGAGGTAGGAACAAACCTTTATCCTATTCTCAGTTTGATAGAAGGTTAGACAAAGTAACAAAAGAGTTTAATCTAAAGGATTTTGGTTTTCACTCGTTCAGAAAGATGTGCTTTCTTGCTGTATATGAAGATAATGGGAATAGTATAGAGAAAGCTCAGCATTATGCAGGACACACATCATCATTAACTACTAGCATTTATTTAGACTTAGACCAGGAAACAAACGATAAAATAACACTTGAAATGAAAGATCCTTTAAGGGGATTAATCGGAAGTTAAAAAAGCTTGGGAAATAATTGCGCCATTGTGAACTATGTCTATTATTACTAATATAAGAAAGTGTTTAGAGGCATTGAAAGCCAACAGGAAATATAAAGCTAAAATAATGCGAGAGACATAATAGATATAACGCATAATATAGTTTACAAATGTAAACAAATGGGCAGTCACAGGGTGAAATTTTATAGGTTCTTTCGAAATTCAAAAATGGATTGCGGTTCCATGTCGCCCGAATGTTCCCTAGTTCCTAATAGTTTAAAATCGAAAGTTCCGTTTCCGATAAGGAGGTAATTTTAGTGGTTAACATTGAAATTGACAAGGTAGCTTATAAGATGGCAACACGTAAGTTAGCTCATATACCAAAAGGGATTAATAAAGCTACAAAGAATGCTATTAATAGAACAGTATCAGCTACCAATAAGTTCATTCATACGGAATTGAAAGATACATATACCGTAAAGGTAAGTGAAATCAAACATGGGTTAGAGAAAGAAAATGCAACTATATCAAAATTATCAGGTAAAGTAGTTGCAAGTGGACCAGTTCTTAGAGCTTCAGGATTCAAGAATGATACAAGTATACCAAAAGAATATGTTGTATCCATTAAAAGAAGAGGTAAAAGAGCATTACCTGAGCAAGCATTCGTTGCAAAAATGCCTAAAAATAATGGCAAACAGCGTAGGCAGCATAAAGGTATATTTATCAGGAAAGGTAAAGAAAGGTTAGGAATACGAGAGCTGACAGGCCCATCTATACCAGGTATGGCAAGTTCCAAACCTATTAGAGGAAAAGTTACTAAAGTAATGTATAAAAAGTTTAATGAAAGATTTGATCATGAAGTAAATTATTTACTAAGTAAAAAGTAAAAGAAAGGAGAAGAGGTATGTCTAAGGTAGAAAATATTGATTCATTAACAGTATCATCTGCAGTATTAGCAGATTTATTAGGAGTAACAGATAGACGAGTAAGGCAATTAGCAAGTGAAGGCATTTTTACACGCGTTTCGAAAGGACGCTATAACTTGCCAGATAGCATTAAAACATATTTGAATATGTTGAAGATGGAAAAAGACATTGTAAATTCTCATACAAATGGTGAGCTAGACTTAGAGCAAGAAAGAGCTATTAAGGTAAGAGTTGAAAGGCATCAAGCTGAGATTAAATTAGCTCTTATGAGAGGTGAGATTCATAAAGCTGAAGATGTTGAACAAGTAATGGTTGATATGCTGACTTCATTTAGGACAAGACTTCTGAACATACCTCCTAAATTGGCTCCAATTCTTGCAGAAAAAAAGAATAAAGCAGTGATTCAAGAAATTATTAATGATGAGCTTATTGAAGTTTTACATGAATTAAAAGACTATAATGCTGAAGATTTCTATTCAAAAGAATATATAGATTATGATGAAGGAGAAATTGATGGGTATGGACTTAATGAAGAAGAAAATCAACTATAAGACCCTATGCCTTTTTAGTAGAATTGCAAAAGTCATGTCTCCCCCACCAAAACTAACAGTAAGTCAATGGGCAGATGAGAATAGAAGGTTATCAGCAGAAGCTTCTGCAGAACCAGGACGCTGGAATACAGATAGAGCACCATATCAAAGAGAAATTATGGATGCCATAAGTGATGTATCTATTGATACCGTCGTGGTAATGAGCTCTTCACAAGTTGGAAAGACAGAGCTTGTATTAAATATGATAGGTTATTGCGTAGACTATGATCCATCTCCTATTTTAGTCATGCAACCGACGGATGGTATGGCGCAGGCATTTAGTAAGGATAGGCTAGCACCAATGATTCGAGATACACCGGTTCTTAAAGGAAAAATATCTGATGCCAAAAGTCGTGATAGTGAAAATACTATTTTGCATAAGAAGTTTCCAGGAGGACATATCACTATTGTAGGTGCACAATCAGCAGCAGGGCTGGCATCTCGACCTATTCGTATTCTTTTATGTGATGAGGTAGACCGATATCCATTAAGTGCTGGAACAGAAGGTGATCCTATAAAACTTGCCGAAAAGCGTACCAATACTTTTTGGAATAGGAAAAAGATATATGTTTCAACACCTACCATAAAAGGTATGTCTCGTATAGAGCAAGAGTACAACGATAGTTCTATGGAGGAATGGTCTGTAGAATGCCCTGCCTGTGGAACTTATCAACCTTATGAATGGGAAAGACTACACTTTCAAGATTTAACTATGGAGTGTGTGGAGTGTAGAGAAAGATTTAGTGAGCAAGAATGGAAAGCGCAGCCAGGAAAGTGGATTGCTAAAGGTAAGGCTATCAAAAAAAGAGGCTTCCATCTCAATGAAATGGCTTCTCCCTGGAAACATTGGGATGAAATTATAAAAGATTTTAAGGATGCAAACGAACACTATAAGAAGACAAGAAGTGTAGAGCAGCTTAAAGTATTTCAAAATACTTCTCGTGGATTGCCATGGGAGTTAAAAGGCCAAGGGGTAGAAGAAGATAAGATTCTTGATAGAAGAGAAAAGTATGATGCTGATATTCCAAATGGCGTACTTGTTTTAACAGCAGGAGTAGACGTTCAAGATAATCGCTTTGAGATAGAAGTTGTTGGATGGAGAAATGGTTATGAGAGCTGGGGAATCCAATATCATACGATTTATTGTGATCCTGAAAAAGAAGAGTCGTGGAGTGAACTTGAAAATTGGCTAGAACAAGAGTTTTATTTTAGTGACGGCAATAGCTTATTGATTGCAGCTACTTGTATTGACACTGGTGGTCATTTTACAGACAACTGTTATAAGTTTCTTAAGAAAATGGAGAAGAAGCACAAGCGAATTTATGGCATTAAAGGGCTTGGTGGCTCAGGTTATCCTCTTATCTATAAAAAGAGTACCAACACAAAAAATGGTGTTGGTATTTTCATTTTAGGTGTAGATCAAGGTAAAGAATTAATTATGGCCAGACTTAATACAGAAGAAGTAGGTCCAGGATATTGTCATTTTCCTAGTAATCCTGAACGCAATTACGATGAGCAGTACATGAAAGGTCTAACAAGTGAAAAACGAGTTATATCAGTTAATAAAAAAGGAGAATCCAAACTAGAGTGGATTAAAAAATCAGGTGTTAGAAATGAACCTTTAGACATTAGAAATTATGCAACAGCAGCAGTTCAAATATTAAATCCTAATTGGGAGTCGTTACAAGAAAAAATAGATAACGGTATTAACTATATGAAACAAAGTAAACAGAAGAGAGTGAAAAAGCCAAGAGGCCGAGTAGGTAGAGGAGTTGAAGTATAATGAATGCTTTATTAGAGATGAAGAAAAAGAGGCTTGCCATGTATTATGAAGCAGAACAAGCTATCTTGCTTAACCAGTCCTATACAGTTGATGGAATGACGCTTAATAGGGCCAATTTATCTCATGTTCAAAAACAAATTAACCAATTAGAAAATGAAATAAGAAGAGCTGCTGGTAAAGGTAGGCGTGTAAGGCGAGTGATTCCATTAGATTAGGAGGATAAAAATGATTAATGTAATTGATAAGTTTTATGAAGTAGTAAATCCACAGAAAGCATTGGATAGAGAGGCTGCTAGATTAAAGCTTGGTATGGCAAGGCAGATTAATCCCTTAAATAGTGGATATGATGGTTCAGGTGCGTCACGTACAAAAAAATCTATGCTTGGATGGAGAGCAGATAGTAGAAGTGCATTTGAAGACATTGAAATGAATCGCCAATTATTAACACAACGCTCAAGAAGCTTATATATGACATCACCTATTGCAATATCAGCTATTAAAACAACAAGAACCAATGTTATTGGGGCAGGATTAAGGTTAAAGAGTCGTATAGATTTTAATCTTCTTGGCATAACACAAGAAGAAGCGGATCAATGGGAGAAACAAGTTGAGCAAGAATTTAATTTATGGGCTGAATCAAAATTTTGCGATGCATTAGGACTAAATAGTTTTTATGAGTTACAACAGATTGCATTAATGTCTTGGTTAATGAATGGTGATAGTTTTACAATTATACGCCATCTACAGCCTACACCTTATATGCCATATGGTTTAAAACTTCATATTATTGAAGGGGATCGCGTATGTAATCCATCATCTAATGGTAATGTAAGTCAAAATGCTAAGTATAAAGGGAATCAATTAATTAATGGAGTAGAAATTAATAAATATGGCATGGTTGAAGCTTATCATATTTGTAATAGACATCCTCAAACAAACGGTAAAAAAGAATGGCAGCGTATTAAGTTTATAGGAGACAAAACTGGGCTACCCAACATCCTTCATGTGATGGAAGCAGAAAGACCAGAGCAATATAGAGGTGTTCCTTATTTAGCACCCGTTATTGAAAGTATTAAACAATTAACACGCTACACGGAAGCAGAACTTATGGCAGCAGTCATTAATGGTTTTTTCACAGTATTTATTAAATCAGATTCGCCAGAAGATGTGGATGAGGATTTTAAAGGCTTATCCCAAGAAGGAGAAACAATAAATGATATGCCTGATTATAAATTAGGGCCAGGAATGATTAATCTTTTAGGAGCAGGTGAAAGTATAGAAATCGCTGATCCTAAAAGACCAAATGTTAACTTTGATGGATTTGTATCTTCTATGTGTAAATATATAGGTGCTGCATTAGAAATACCTTATGAACTTTTAATAAAGTCTTTCACAGCAAGTTACTCAGCCAGTCGTGCTGCATTACTTGAAGCGTGGAAGGCTTTTAAAATGCGAAGAACTTGGTTTGCAAGTGATTTTTGTCAGCCTATATATGAGGTATGGCTTAGTGAAGCCATTGCAAGAGGGCGTATTAATGCGCCTGGATACTTTGAAAATCCACTTATAAGAAAAGCTTATGCTGGAGCAGAATGGAATGGACCAGCACCAGGACAATTAGATCCAGTAAAGGAGGTGACGGCATCTGCAAAAAGAATAGAAATAGGTGTTTCAACGAGAGAAAGAGAAGCTATTGAAATTAATGGTAGTGATTTTGATAGAAATATAGAACAACTTACTCTAGAGCAAGAAAAAATGAATCAACTCACTAAAGGAAAGGAAGGTGCATAAAGTGAAGTTTTGGAACGTCAATAATGTGACAAATGATGAGGGCGAACTTATTTTATATGGTGAAATAAGAAGTAGCAAACCTTGGTGGTCAGAAGGACAGATGATTACACCAGAAGAGTTTTTAAAAGACATGAAAAGCTTAAGAAATAAAAATAAGGTGACAGTTCGTATTAACAGTAGGGGTGGTGATGTGTTTGCAGCACAGGCTATTTTTACACATTTAAAAACCCTTCAAGCAAAGGTTGAAATCATTATCGAAGGAATTGCTGCAAGTGCTGCAACTATTATTACATGTGCAGGAGACACGGTTAAGATTAGCCCAGGTTCAGCATTTATGATACATAATCCAAGTATTACAGTATGGGATAGTTTTGAAGCAAAAGACCTTGAACAGCTTAAAGAAATGCTGGATAGTGTTAAAAATTGTATTATTGAAACTTATTGTACTAAAACAACTCTAAGCAAAATGGAGTTGGCTGAAATGATGGACAATGAAACATGGTTAACAGGTCGTGAAGCAGTTGAGAAAGGGTTTTGTGATGAATTACTAGAAGATACAAAGGTTACTAATAGTATTCTTAATAATCGCATGATACTTGTTAATAACGTAGCACATGACCTTAGTGGGTTCAAGAATATGCCAATATTTGAGCCTGTTAATATAAAACAAGAACCACAAAATAATGAACTTGATAATCAAGTAGAAGACCAAACTAAGGAAACTCAAAGGAAAAGGAGTAATGCAATGACTTTAGAAGAAATTAAAGCAAATCATCCAGATGTAGTAGAGCAAATTAAAAATGAGGCACGACAAGAAGAAAGAGAACGTATTAAAGCAATTGAAAATATTTCAGCCTCTATAGGAAATGAACTTGTAAATAAAGCAAAATATGAAGAACCAATGGATGCAAAAGAACTTGCTTTTCAAGCTCTTCAGTTACAACAACAAAATGCAGCACAATTTTTAAATCATATCCAAGAGGATACACGAAATTCAGGAGTTGAAGAGGTTAAGGCTGAAGGAAAAGAAAGTGATCCTGAAGATAAAATAAAAGAAAAAGTTACAGCATTAAGTAATGCACTTAATAAAGATAAAAGGAGAGTGAAGTAAGATGGCCAAATTAGTTCAAGACGGTGATGTGTTTACACCAGATCATTTATTTGTAAGTGGAAGTATTCCAGTACTAACACAAGGTATCACTCTAGTAGCTGGTACAAATGCCAAGAGAGGGGCAATTATTATTGCAGATGCAAGTACAGGAAAAGGTGAAGTAGCAGATAAGGCAAAAGTAGATCATAAGTTAGTAGGTGTTTTAACAGATGATGTTAATGCAGAATCTGATACCATTGCAACTGTGTACATTACAGGACATTTTAATAGAGATGCACTGAGCTGTGTTTCAAGCACTACATACAAAGACTATGAAGAAGAGATGAAAAAATTAGGCATGTATCTAGATACTGTTAAGGGGGAAAATTAATATGTCACAAAAATTCACTACTATAGAAATGCTTCAAGCATTAGATTTGAGAAAACCAATTGGAAGCTTTTTTACAAGTTTTTTTCCAGTAAGTAATACACATATAGCTGAAAATTTACAACTTGAGATTAAAAAAGGTAAACGTACAATGGCTCCATTTGTTGCCCCACGCGTAGGCGGCAAGGTAATGAAAAGAAGTGGTTCAACTACGAAACTTCTTCAAACCCCTAAAATTGCACCAGAACGTCCAATGACAATAGATGATATTAGTAAAAAAGGTTTTGGTGAGAGCATTTATTCTAATAAATCACCTGAAGAACGTGCAGTAGAGCTACTTGGAAGAGATATGACAGAACTTGAAGAAGCTATCCAACGTAGAAAAGAATGGATGGCAAGAGAGATTATATTAACAGGTGCTATTAGTGTACAAGATGCTGAAGAAGGAGTTGATGTAGAAATCGACTTTAATTTTACTAACAAAACAACTCTTGTAAGTGAAGCTCTTTGGTCAGCAGCAACTTCAAATCCTATTGAAGATTTAGCAACTTGGAGAAGAGCAGTTATTAAAGCTACTGGTAAAGCACCTACTGTATGTATTATGGCAAATGATGTCTATCAAGCGTTTAAGGTTCATCCAAAAGTAAATCAAGAAAGACAACTTTTAACATCTTCAACAGTTAAGATTGAACCACGTATAGTTGATCCATCTCTTACATTCCTTGGTAGACTTGTTGAACTTGACATAGATATTTATTCTTATGATGAATGGTTTGTTGATGATGCAGGGGAGGAACAACCTATGCTACCAGATGGTAAGCTTATCTTACTTCCAACGTCAATTGGATCATTTGAGTATGGGTCAGTTACACAGTTAGAAGGGGAGGACTTTATGACCTATGAAGCTGAAATCGTACCACAAGTCCTTGTAGATACTAGGAATAATATTAAAACGTTAAGATTAACATCAAGACCTCTTCCTAAACCAGATGATGTAGATAGCTGGTATGTTGCAACTGTTTTAGCTGAGGATTAGGAGGTAAGTACATATGATGAAATGTAAGGTACTAAGTTCTGTTACAACAAGAAAAGATGGGGTTCGAAAAAACTATGAGAAAGGCAGTATCATTTATTTAGAAGATAAGGAAGTAAGTCGTCTTGTTAAAGAATCTGTAGTGGAAGTCATAGATGTTATTGAAAATAATAATGCTGCTTTACAGATAGACTATCTAGATGAAAAAGAACTTAAGAAACTAAATAAAGATGAATTAGTGGAATATGGAGGCAAAATAGGCATTGAGCTTACCAAGGAAATGAAAAACCAAGAGTTAATGAATGCAATTCTTGATTACATAGGTGAAAAAGAAAGTCTAGGTGAATAACATGGCATTAAATTTTAGAGAGCAACTTCAAAAAGATGAGGCTGCTTTTTTTAATTGTAATGAATTTGCTGAGAAAGTATTTATTGGAGAACAAAGTATACCTATTATCCAATGTAAAGATGAGCTGAAAGAGCGAAAAATCAAAGAAGCAGAAGGAACCTATGTGGGAGAAATTATTTTCTTAGTTCAAAAAGAATACTTCAAAACAAGGCCTCAAGAAGGCCAAAAAATTAAAATGAATAATGAATCTTACTATGTTATGGAGTGTGAATCTCTAATGAGTGCATACAAGATAACGTTGGGTAGGAATTGTTCATATTAGAAGAGGGTATAGATGACCATTTATAACGTACTGAATAACTTTAAAAAATTTATTGAAGAGGTTGCCCTTAATGAGCGACTTCTTACAAAAACAAATCAAAGTAAAATGCCACAGATTAAACTAGGATACTTAGAAGACAATGAATATGGAGAAGAAAAAGAAGATTTCCCATACATTGTTATACGTTATTTGAAAGATCAAGTGAGCGAAGAATCGGCAACAGTAAACATTAAAGTATTATTTGGAGTTTATAGTGAGGACAGTGAGGGGTGGATGGACATCCTTCATTGCATGGAGCTTATTAAGCGAGAGATTCTGAAAAAGCAAAATTTTGATTTCTATACAGTGGAATTACCTATTAAGTGTACGATTCCAGAAGAACACCCGTTTCCAAATTATGTTGGAATGATGGAACTAGAATTGACTGTACCTCGAATAGAGATGGAAGGAGATGAAGAACCATGGCCAGTGTAAAGAGTAAGAAAGAAGCGAGCGACAAGACATCTGATAAAAGAGTTTATTGTGGGCCTAACTTGCCAGGATTAAATCAATTTACAGTTATAGAAGGTCAAAACAATATCTTAAAGTTGCATATTGAATCATGTCCAGCGATTAGTAAGTTGATTGTACCTATTGAAAAGTTAAATTATACACGTTTAAAACTTGCTATAAAGGGAAGTTTTGAGCAACAAAAATACAGAGAAATTATGAATTATTTAGGAGGTAGATAAGATGAGTGGATATAGACATGGGGTTTATGTGTCAGAGATACCAACGAGTATTATTCCTCCTGTTGAAGCACTAGCAGGTTTACCAGTTGTCGTTGGAACAGCACCTATTCATCTAGTAAAAAATCCAAAAGTAAATGAGCCTGTACTTTGTTATTCTTATAAAGAAGCAGTAGAAGCTTTTGGATATAGTGATGATTTTGAAAGCTATACGTTATGTGAGTTTATGAAATCACATTTTACACTTTTTAGTGTAGCACCTGTTGTTTTTATTAATGTATTAGATCCAGCAAAACATAAAGAAGCCGTAGAAGAGACAACAAAGTCTGCAGTTGAAGGGGAATTACTTATTGAAGAGCCTGTGCTTTTATCTACAGTTGTAGTAAAAAATAATGAAGGAGAAGTGCAGTCTATAGGTGAAGATTATGAATTGGCTTTTAATGCCAGAGGACACCTTGTTATTTCTCTTAATAATGGAAGAACCGAAGAAATTAAGGTGGCTTATTCTAAACTTACCCCGGCAACAGTATCAAATGATGATGTAATAGGAAGTGTGGGCTTGGAGGGGCAGTTAACAGGACTGGAACTGGTTAATGAAGTCCTTCCACGTTTTGGACTTGTGCCAGGACAGTTATTAGCCCCTAAATTTAGTACAGAGCCAACTGTAGCAGCTGTTATGGTAAGTAAGGCAAGTAATATTAACGGATACTTTAAGTGTATGGCACTGACAGATATTCCAGTAGAGCAAGTGACCAAGTATTCAGATGTTGCACAGTGGAAAACATCCAATAATTATGTGTATGAAAATCAGATTGCATGTTGGCCCAAAGTAAGATTAGGCGATGCTATTTATCATATGAGTACACAATTAGCTGGTCTTATATGTAAAGTAGATGCTTCTTATGAGGGTGTACCTTATGTATCCCCATCCAATCACAACTTACAGATTAATGGGCTAGTAGGTAAAGCTGGCAAGGAAGTTATTTTAGGTATAGACCAAGCCAACTATCTTAATGGACAAGGTATTGTGACAGCCATTAACTTTAGTGGTGGTTGGAAGGCTTGGGGGAATCGTACAGCATGTTATCCATCCGTTACAGACCCAAAAGATGCCTTTATTCCTGTAAAGCGTATGTTCTACTGGATAGCCACAACCATTGTACAGACATTCTGGCAAAAGGTTGATGCGCCTATTACAAGGCGACTGGTTGACACTGTAATGGATAGCATAAATATTTGGTTAAATGGTTTAACAGCAAGTGGTTATATATTAGGTGGACGAGTTGAATTTTTAGAGGAAGAGAACCCTTCAACATCCATTATGGATGGCAATATTAAGTTTCATTTATATCTAACACCACCATCACCAGCAAGAGAAATCGATTTTGTGCTTGAATACGACGTTGAATATTTAAAAGCACTCTTTGCATAGAAAGAGAGGTAACAGTTTATGAGTAAAATTCCTGATAAACTTATAGCTTATCGAGCCTATAAAGATGGTAAAGATATGCTAGGAATTGCAGATGTAGAGCTTCCAGATATTGAAGCCATGTCAGATACTATTAAAGGGGCAGGTATTTCTGGAGAGGTAGATTTACCTACTTTAGGGCATATAGGTGCAATGAGTATGACAATTAACTGGCGAAGTGTATGTGGTGATTTAGTAGCCCTATCGGCACCAGTAACGCATGCTCTAGACTTTAGAGCATCACAACAAGTATTTGACAATGTAGAGGGCAAGCTTAAAACAGTTGCAGTTAAACACATCGTACGGGCTATTCCAAAGAAAATTACACCAGGTAAAATGGAAACAGGTGCTGGTACAGAAAGTGGTAATGAATTTAGCGTTCTTTACTACAAGATGGTACTTGATGGGAAGGTTGCAGTGGAGATTGATCCATTCAACTACATTTATATTGTAAATGGCATTGATTATTTAAAAGAAGTAAGACGAGACCTAGGTTTATAGAACTTAGGTCTTTTTGATAAATAAGGAGGATAAAAAATATGAAAATTACATTAAAGAAACCCATTAACTTTGAAGGTGAAGAAATTAAAGAATTAGATATGGATTTAGATCGTTTAACAGGTAAAGATATGATTGATGCTCAAAAAGAAATTCAATCTATGGATGTGCCTGTTCAGGAATTTAATAAAGAATATTTAGCAGTTGTTGCTGCAAAAGCATGTGGTAGACCAACAGATTTAATTCCTCTTTTAGGGATTAAAGATTTTAGTACGGTAACGGTGCAAGTACAAAATTTTTTATTAGGAGAGGAATTACCTCAAGAACAAACTTTAGAAGAATAGTCTTTGAAATGGCTCAAGCGTCTTTTACTCCAGTAAACTATTGGTTAGACCAATCTTTAGATGAACTTGAAGCTTGGTTAGAAGCTATGGAAGAAAAGAGGTGAAAGCATGGCATCAAGTAAGCAATACCAAATTGCTTTTGCTTTAAATAGTAGATTAGCTTCTGGTTTTAATAAAAGCTTTAGCAGTGCTACAAAGAGTATACAAAATTTAGCTAGAACAGCAAAAGCAGCTATGGCAACAACCATAGGTGCTATAGGAGCTAAAAATACTGTAGGCATAGCCCTTACAGAAGCGATGAATTTAGAAGGCTTTAAGATGCAACTTGAAACAGCTACTAAGTCTGCTCAAAAAGCAGGAGAGATCATGAAGTGGTCCATTGATTTAGCCAATCGAACGCCATTTGAAACAGGTTCAGTTGTAGAAGCCAGTGCTAGGCTTGAAGCTATGGGGTTATCTGCACAAAAGTATTTACCTATGATTGGAGATATGGCTGGGGCAACTAATAAAGACCTGATACAAGCTACTGAAGCCATTATCGATGCCCAAACAGGAGAGTTAGAAAGGCTTAAAGAGTTTGGCATTAAGAAAGATGACATTGTAGCATACGCCTATGAAAAAATGAATAAGACTCAGGTAGTCAATAACAAAGGACAGATTACTAATCAAGAAAAGTTCAATGAAGCGATGCTTGCCCTTATGGATGATAAGTTTAAAGGTGGAATGGAAAAGCAGGCTACTACCATGAAAGGATTGATGTCCACCATTAGTGGTGTTATGAAGTCTGGTATGGCTACTATAGTAGGTGTAACGAATGACGGAACACTTAAACAAGGTAGCCTAATGGAGACGCTTAAAAGCAAAGCTAAAAGTGTTGCAGATACCTTTGTAAAATGGCAACAGGATGGTACCTTTGAGAAGATAGGTGACCTACTTAGTAAAAGTATTTCACAAGCTCTTAAAAAGTTTGAACAATTAAAAAGCTGGGCCACAGACACTTATGATACTATCAAAGCCAAAGTACTCGAAAATAAACCTCTACTAGATAAAATAGCGCATGTTGTTGAAGATATTAAAGTGAAGTTTATTAACTTAAAAGGTGGGGCATCCACTCTAGATTGGCTAAAAGACACAGCACTACCAAAGATAGCAGATGGTGTGATGTTTGTGATAGAGCAAGCTATAGATTTATATGATTTTATTAGTACGAATTGGACCACATTAAAACCTATTATTATTGGAGTAGGGACTGCCTTTACGGGATGGAAAATAGGATCCTTGGTAATAGAGTTTTATAAAACAGCAAAAGCAATTACAGCAGCAACCATTGCACAGAAAAAATTAACACTGGCCAAAATAGTTGATAAAGCCGAAACGCTTTATATTAAAGCCTTGTATGCAGGAGATTTCTTAAAAGCCTTATTCATGCAAGGAAAAGCCATTGCAGCTAATACACTTGCATGGACAATCAATACAGCTCAATTAGTAGCACAAAAAGTAGGTTTAGTTGCTTTAAAAGGTATACAGCTAGCTTCACAAGGTGTAACAATGGCACTTACAGCAGCACAATGGGCACTTAATGCAGCTTTTATTGCATCGCCAATTGGATGGGTAGTGCTTGGGATAGGGGCTTTAATTGGAGTGGGTGTCCTTCTATGGAAAAACTGGGATACCCTAAAGGCAAAAGCATTTGAACTTTGGGAAGGTATAAAATCAGCCTTTAGTGGTGTAGGAGCATGGTTCAGTAGCTTGTGGGAAGGTGTTAAATCTACCTTTAAAGGTTTTATTAACTTTATTATCGGTGGCTTAAATAAAATACCAGAAGCACTTAATAAGTTGATAGGTATTGGACGAAGTTTTGGAATTAATATACCGACTATTCCGACCATCCCCATGTTTGCAAAAGGAACTATGAGTACACCTAAAGGTGCCTTTATAGCAGGTGAAAAAGGCCCTGAGCTTATCTCGGGGGCACCAGGAAGAAGAGTCTTTACAAATGCGCAGACTAAAGGGATTTTATCAAAGGTGAATAATGAAAGCTCACATTTTGTTTTTAGTCCAAATGTTACGGTTAATGGTGATGGCATATCTGAATCAAAGCTTGCACAAATTCTTGAAGCTGAAAGAAAAAAGTTCATGGCAGAAGTCAAAGCAATGCTTAAAGGAAAGGATAGATTAGCTTATGGATAATACATATATAACTTCACAAGGTGATACATGGGATAGGATTAGCTATAAGGTATATGGTAATGAAAAGTATATGGATGTTTTAATTCAAGCTAATAAAAATCATATTCAGACAGTTATATTCCCAGCGAACGTAATTTTAACTATTCCTAATTTTGAAATTCCTATTGTTACACAGTTACCACCTTGGAAAAGAGGTATACAATGAGCCGTAGAGTAGAACTTAAGGTAAACTATCAAGAAATAGATATAAGTAGAGATATTGCAAAGCATCTTGTAAGCTTTTCTTATACAGATAATGCAACAAATGAGGCTGATGACCTAGAAATAACACTAGAGGATAGTGAAGGGTTATGGCATGGCGATTGGTTACCTGAAAAAGGTGACCTTATCCATGCCTCTTTTAATGTGAATAATTGGGAAGATGGAGATAGGACATTACCATGTGGAACATTTACCATTGATGAAATAAACTTGGATGGTCCACCAGATACAGTTTCTTTAAAGGGACAATCGGTACCTGTTGCATCCTCTATAAAGTATACAAAAAAAACAAAGTCGTGGAAGAATGTAAATCTATCACAGATTGCAAAAGACATAGCAAAAGTATGTGGGCTTAGCTTAATGTTTGAATGTAGTAATGATCCTAAATATGAAAGTATAGATCAAGTCAAACAAAGTGATATGAGCTTTTTACAAAAACTATGTACACGAGAAGGCATATCCTTAAAAATAACAGATAATCAAATGGTTCTTTTTGAGCAAAAGCTATATGAACAAAGTGAAGTCGTTGCAACTTATATAAAAGGCAAGTCAAATATACTAAGTTATGATTTTAGTACCTCATCTAATGACACATCTTATGGTAGCTGTAGAGTACGCTACACCAATCCAACAACAAATAAGGTTATTGAATATACGACAACAGTAGGAGAGGGACCACAACTAGAAATTAATGAACAAGTGAAGTCTAAAGATGAAGCAAAACGTGTATCAAGTCAACGTCTTAGAGAGAAAAATATGAAGGAATATCAAGCGAATCTAAGTGTCTTAGGTAACGTTAATCTTGTATCTGGTGTAACGATAGAGCTGAAAGGTTGGCACAAATTTGATGGTAAATATATGATTCAAAAAGCTATCCACAAAGTCATTGGTGGTTATACAACAGACTTGGAACTTACGAAATGTTTGGAGGGATATTGATGGAAATTAGAATGGGAAAAATATCTAGTGTAAATCAAGAAAAATGTGCTGCAAAAGTACTTTTTGAACAGTTGGATAATATGGTGTCCGATGACTTAAGTATTATTACTAGAAATGGGACTTCGTTAACAATTGAAGAGCTCCCTAAAATTAATCAGCCTGTACTTTGTTTGTTTCTAGATGAATCTTCCGATGGTTTTATACTTGGAAGTTGGAAGGTGAATTAAATATGATAGGCGCTTTAGGAGATATTTTATTTAAAGTATCTATAAAAAATGTAAATACTTTCCAAGATTTTTCAAGAAGTAGTTCAGGGAGATGGGCTATTCATGAAGTACATATGCAAAAGCCAAAAGGTGAGTTCTTAGGACCAGACTTGGATACTATTAGTTTTACAATGCACTTCGATGTTTTACTTGGAAGAAATCCTCGTTATGATATGGAGAAACTTATGCAATATAGTAGAACTGGCGAGCCACTACTACTCGTTATAGGCGGAGATGCTATGGGGTACTACCGTTGGGTTGTAGAAAGTGTAGACCAAGAATATACCAAGGTAGATAATCATGGAAATGTCTTGCAAGGTAAAGCAGATGTTAAACTTAAAGAATATGTTAAATAGGAGGAAAAAGAATGTATGAAGTAACAGCAGAACTTAAACCTCTTAATATGCTTGCAAGAGGAGAAGAAGAAATCCTTCAAAATATAGCTATGATATTAATAACTTCAAAAGGGTCGGTTCCATTGGATAGAAATTTTGGAATAGATATGAGTGCTTTAGATTTACCTCTAGAAATGGCAGAAAATATATGTACAGCTCAAATTATAGAAGCTATACAGGATTATGAGCCTAGAGTAAAGGTAACGAAAGTGACCTATGAAAAAGACCATTTAACAGGAAGATTAAGACCGAAAGTGATGGTGTTAATGAATGAGTCTTAGAGAATTAAAAGCGATAAGTTTTTGTGAGACAGAAACTTCAACAGTAGAAAAGGATATTATTAATGCATATGAGGCAATAGCGAATAAGAAACTTTATCCAGGTGATCCTGTGAGGTTGTTTTTAGAAGCTATTGCCTCTATTATTACCCAACAGCGTGTGATAATAGATTTTAGTGGAAAACAAAATTTACTTGCCTATGCACAAGATGATTATTTAGATCAAGTTGTAGCATTGGTAGGCGTAAAGCGGTTAGAAGCTTCTCCTTCAAGATGCACGGTTAAGTTTACATTATCTAATGCACAAGCAAGTGTCATGACTATACCAAAAGGCACAAGGGTGAAAGCAGGAGAACTTTATTTTGCGACCATAGAGCATGCAATAATTCTACCAGGTCAATTAAGTATTGATGTAGTCGTTGAATGCATGCTGCCAGGTGTTATAGGCAATGGTCTTGTAGCAGGGCAGATTAATCAGCTTGTAGATGTATTCCCATACTTTAGTCATGTAACAAACACCACAACGACTACAGGTGGAACAGATGAAGAACGAGACGATGCATTAAGACAAAGAGCTTATGAAGCACCAAGTTCTTATTCATGTGCGGGAAGTGATAGTGCCTATGCTTTTTGGGCTAAGACGGTATCTCCTGAAATAGGGGATGTAGCAGTGATTACACCTAAAGCAGGAGAAGTTAATATTATTCCAATCGGTGTAAATGGGGAGCTTTTATCAGAAGAGCTTAGAAATAAAATCCTTGCAAGGTGTAGTGAAAAGAATGTTAAGCCTCTTACAGATAAGGTAAGTGTTATTCAGCCAACTAAACAAAACTATGCTTTAGAAATGACTTATTGGATAGATAGAAAAGATGTTGCCATGGCTAACGTTATTCAAAATCAAGTGAACCAAGCAATAGATGAGTATAAGGTATGGCAACAAAGTAAGCTAGGAAGAGATATTAATCCATCTGAGCTTATTTATCGTGTGATGCAAGCTGGGGCAAAACGTGTTCAGGTAACAAGTCCTTCATTTACCACGTTAGAGGGTACAAGCATAGCGCACTTGACAAGTGAATCCATAGTCTTTGGAGGAGTAGAGGATGCATAGCATAAATAATCTATCCATTAAGGAGTTACTCCCCTCAAGCATTTCATATGATAAGCAGGTTATTGCATCCTGTGAAGCGATTGATTTAGAAATGAAGAAACTTCAAAGTGCTATACAAAAACTTTACATATTGCCAAGTATTGAGACTTTGGAAGAGGATATGGTGGATTTAATGGCCAAGCAATTTGATGCACCTTATTATGATGCTACATTGCCATTAGAGACAAAAAGAAGCTTAGTTAAAAATGCTATTAACTGGCATAAGAAAAAGGGCACTGTTGCAGCTGTTGAAGAAGTAGTCACCACAATCTTTGGAGAAAGTACTGTAGAGGAGTGGTATGAATATGGAGGAGAGCCTCATCATTTTAGAATTACGACAACTAATATAAGTGTTGATGAAAGTTTTATTAGGAGATTTAAAGATGCAGCTGAGCATATTAAAAGAAAAAGTAGTTGGCTTGATGAAGTCATCGTTTTACTTGCAAGTAAGCTAAGTATGTATGTAGGCTTTGCAGTACATACAGGCGATAAAATAACAATAAGGCAGGAGGGGTAAACAAAATGAGTATTTCAGGTGTATTTTTTACAAATAAAGGTTTAGCTCTACAAGCTAAAGCACAAACGGGTACCCCATTACACTTTACGCGTATAGCAATAGGTGATGGAGAATTACAAGGACAAGCACCACAGACATTTAATAAACTTATGAGTGAAAAATTGTCGATCGAAATTACAAAGCTCACTATTGGAGAAGATGGAACAGCTAAAGTCGGAGGTTCTTTTAATAATAGCAATTTAGAAATAGGGTTTTATTATAGAGAATTAGGTTTGTTTGCGAGGGATCCTGATAATATGGAGCAAGAAATTTTATATGTCTATGGTAATGCTGGGGCGTTAGCGGATTACATACCAGCACAAGGTAGTGAACTGATTGAAAAGAAGATCGATATTATAGCTATTATAGGTAACGCTACCAAGGTATCAGCAACCATTAATAGCAGTCTTGTAGGTTTAGGACCAGAAGATTTGGAACTACACGATAAAAACCCAGAAGCACATCAAGCAATACATCAACTAATACAAACTGAAGAAAATGCTCGCATACTAGGAGACTCGCAATTAGATGCTAAAATCAAGAATTTAGAAGGTCAGATTCAGAATATAAATGTTTCCGGTGATGTTAGACAGGTTATTAATGAAAGAGTAAATGCAGATACTTCAAAACCACTCAGTACGTTGATTAGTGAATGGGTCAATACAGCTAAAACAGCTATTTTAAATGCTGTAAGCACTTTAACAACTCATGTAACAAGCCAACACACAGCTACAAAGAATCATGTAACAACAAAAGTAGATGCATTGCCACAAAAAACTGTATGGACAGATGCTAGAGGTGCTAAGCTGGATAACTTGAATCAAAGTTTAAGTACTACACAAGCAAATATTAATAACAATATCAATGAAAAGGCAACTCAAATACTTACAGGGGTAAATAAGATTAGTATAGATGGAAAAAGAGAAGCACGTAAAACCATCTCCATAACGAACACAACTGCCATGCAGAGAATGGTATATGTTACCGGTAAGGGCGAGATATATGATGCTTATTTAAAAATCTCTAGGAATGGTACAGAGACATGTCAAATAGGAATTAAGATAATAGTTGATGGGACAGTGGTTGCATGGGTAGAAGGATCAGGGATATGGATTGCAGATAGTGTATTAGGAATTATATCCGCAAACAATGAAGTAGCGACATGGTCTAACGGGCTATCATTTCCATCAAGTAGTAAAGTTACTATTACAGAATTTCAACATCTGAGGTTAAATAACCCGATTAAGTTTAATTCAAGTTTTGAGGTATTAGCATATTACAAGTCAACAAATTCAACAGTTTGTAATGTTTCATATGCATTACTATAAGGAGGTATGAGCTGTGGATGATGTAGTAATAAGGGAGTATGATAAAGATGGTTATCATATTATTGAGAGGTACCTAGGCAATAAGTTATTAACAAAAGAGGAAATATATATATCATCTGTAGATGGAATAGAGAAAGAGAAATCACATGAGCAAATTACAAGGGATATATATGAGAGCAATACTCAAACACAAGATGATAATTTACTCAACATGGAAATCAGTACAGATACCAACGCTAGAACAATGGTAATAGGTGATGATTCGTTATTATTAATGGAAATGTTACTCACAATAGATGAAAAATTAAATCAGTTATTACAGCCTAAATAGGCTTAATCAAATCGATTAAATAAAAAGGAGGTATCTATATGATAGATATAACACAATACCCAGTACAAGTAAGAGCAAATGCAAGATTAGTGGATGCAGGTAGGAAGAAAATTGAACAATGCCCAGTACCACAACAAACCGAAATCTGTGTGGTACTTATTGCTAACCATGATTGGAAGTTGGAACAAATTCCACAACAGCATATAGAAGAAGTAAAGAAAGAACTTGGCATAGTAGAATAAAAGAATGATTTGTTAACTCAATAAAGGCATAGAGAAGGCACTAGAAATAGTGTTATTTTTTATACGTATTTATAAAGAGATATGCTATAATAAAAAAGTAAAATAAAACCGTGCAGGGTGGCACGGGGGTTGTATGTTACCCTCCAGAGGGCTATGAAGTAAAGAAATTTATGACATAGCAGGAAGGGGGTGCTATGATGGATGTACTAAAGATGATAAGTGTGATAGCATTGGTTATCTATCTTATGAGACGTGACATTTTTGTTGCCAAAGTCAAGTTTAAAGCTGGACTGAAAGGCATAGAATTTGAAATGAGTGCAAAAGAAAAGAACTGTCCACCCGACCAAGATGACAGTTCTCACTTTAAGGAATAACTTTTAGTGTTCATAGCCCCAAATACAAAACATTCAGGGAGCATCAGTGTTACCAGCACTGGTGCTTTCTTTATACCCTTATTATAGCACAATCTTTATAAAAATAAACATCAATTTAAAGCATCCTAAAAATAGGGTGCTATTTTATTGCCACGGCAGGTTCGTCCGGTGGCAGAGAGGAGATAGAAAATGGATGTAAATATGTTAGAAACTTTAATTAATAGTTTAGGGTTCCCAATTGTTATGGTAGGTGCGTGTGGATTTTTCATTTGGAAGATGTATCAGGCTCAATTACAAGATAAGGAAAGATTATATGTAGAACTTGGAAAAGCTACTGAAGCAAATGAAAAGTTTGCAAGTATTATCAGCACATACACAGGAAAATTGGAGTCTATTGAAAATAAGGTAGATAAAATTCAGGATAAGGTAGGTGCATAATATGATACCAGTAACAAAGAAATTAATTAAATATAATCACGGTGGTGTTAATAATCCCAAGTATATAGTTATTCATGAAACAGGTAATACAGACATTGGTGCAGATGCAGAGCGCCATTATAGGTATTTTAATGGTGGAGATAGGGGAGCTAGTTCACATTACTTTGTAGATGACAAGCAGATCATACAGGTAGTGGAGCACAAGATACAGTCTTGGCATAATGGTAAGAAATATGTTTCTAATCCAGCAGTACCACAATGTAATAATAGTAATAGTATTGGGATAGAAATATGTGTCAATCAAGATGGGGATTACAGTAAAGCTGTAGCTCATGCAGTAGAGCTTACAAAAAAGCTTATGAAAGAGTTCAATATTCCAGTAGATAGGGTTATTAGGCATTATGATAGCTGTGGTAAACAATGTCCTGCAAAGATGCTTAGAGAGCCTAAAATATGGTCAGATTTTAAGAATGCTATACAGGGGGTACAAATGGATGAGGAATATGAAAAGGCTATACAAGTACTTGTAGAAGCTAATATTATAGGAAGTCCAGCAGCGTGGCAGTTAGATAAAATAAATATGAATAACATACCATCTTTAGTTAAGAAGATGGCTAAGTATGTAGAGGGTAAGTCCTAATGGGCTTATCCTTCTTTTTTTGTACTCAAGATCAGTTTGATTACTTTTAGATCCAGCTAGTAATTTAAATTATTTATGTAAATATAAATTTATATTATAATATAAATAATATTGAAGCGTCATATAAAAGTTGGTATAATTAAGGCGATTTTAGTACAGGAAGGATTTTAAAAATGAATAAATTAGTTAAGGGTATGTTAATATTAGGAATGTCAATGATGATGACAACCAACATATTTGGACAAGTTACAATGGAAGAGGTAAATAAAATAAAGGAAAGTAGAGACAATGTAACTGTAAATCCTGTAAATGCGTATATTATTTGGAAAGGCGTAAGAGAAGATATAAAGGCCAATCAAATTGTAGTTGAATTTGAAATAAAAAATGATACGTTAGCAGATTACATAACACCTCAATATGTACGTACTGATAGGGATATAGATGGAAAAACAAAATGTATGTTAGATATAAGTATGACTAATTTTTATAAAGAGATAATGGTTATACAAAATGGATATGAATTAAATTATCATATAAGTAAAACAGAAGGTATCAAAGTGGGTGAAAAAGGTAAGTTTTACACAATATTTTGGGCAAATAACCAAAATCAAAGTGTGGATATAGTAATAGAAGATAATATTTACAGCATAAATGTAACACAGATACCTAAAGAAGTACTTGATTTATTGCCAATGAGTTAAATTTACCTTAACAAATGGACTCAAACAATTAAAAGATAGCGAATATATGTACTGAACATTTGAATAATATAAAAATAAATAGATTATACTCTTGTAAAAAAGTGGTATAGTCTATTTTTTTGAATAATTAAGAGTAATAAAGATAATAGGAGCAAGTATATTAATTAGCTTAACTATCGGACTTTATTTTTTAGGTTTAATCATGCAGTTCTGTATAAGTAATCATTAAGCTAGAACTTTGGTTCTAGCCTTATTTTTTTATTTAAATAGTGATTTTGATAAGAAAATATGATAATGTTTAGAATAGATATTTGCTTCAACTAAAAACTCAAAGAAGGCACCGATAATTACTTATTATTGGTGTTTTCTTGACGTTCATGAATTCACTGCTCGTTTGTCCGTGAAATCAATATTTTTGTTGCCTGTTGAGTTGATAAGATTATTCCAACAATTTCTACTTAAATATGTTATACTTTAATTATTATAGTATACGAAAGGGTGATGTTTATGGAAAGAAAAATACATAGATATAAGTCAACAGAAAAGTGTTTAGGGAGGGTACACGCTAAATAACTCTCCTCAATAAGACCTGGAGGTTATAATATGATATTTTTGAAAGAAGTTAACGAAGGTAATTGGTACGAGTTGGCAAAATTACAAACTACAGAAGAACAGAAAAAATATGTTGCTCCTGCTGTAGGTATTATGGCTAGAGCCTATGCTATGAGAAAATCTCGAGCTAAAGTCTATGCTATTGTAAAAGATGAGATTTATATAGGTATCGCGATGGTAAGAGATATGGATGAATATCCTGAATGTTATGAGCTACAACAATTTTTTATTGATTATAGGTATCAAAATCAAGGTTACGGAAAGACAGCCTTAAAATTAATTATGGATATGTTAGAGCAAGAGAAAAAGTATAATAGCATAGAAGTATGCGTAAAAATGGAAGACAAACCGGCTATTCATGTATATAAGATCTTAGGTTTTGAAGATACAAAATATATTAGTCCTGATGTTCCAGATGCCTATAATTTAAGATATTGTTTTAAAAATTAAATTTTCTTGAAGTAATAAAATAGTTATTTAACAAGTAAATAAAAATATCATTTGAGGATAGGTCCTGATGGGCTTATCCTTTATTTTTTCACTAAAAATACTGATTTACTTATAAAAATGTGATAAATTTAGAGTAAGAAAAAATAGATATTTGTTTCGTGAAGATTATTTATACAATAGGAGGTAGAGTATGTCTAATTATTGTCTTGAAATTCCGAATATGAGACACAAAGTGGAATATGAACGTGTTATGGATAAATGGGAAAGCGTGGAAAACAACATTCAACCTGAACTAATGCGTCGGTATAGCAAAAATTTTGGCTCTAATATACCATTTGATAAATGGTTGGAGTATTGTGAAGATGACCGCACAACAGGCTCAATGTTGAAAAATAATGTCCCCTGCACATTATTTTTCATGATTAAGGATAAGAAAGAGATTGTTGGGTGTATCGTTATGAATCATAAAGACACGCATAGAGGGCATCTTCATGCAGGCATTGTACCATGGCATAGGGGAAAGGGCTATGGTACTAGAATGTTAAGTCTTGCTTTACAAAAATGCTTTGATGCTGGAATTCCCACTGTACACATTACTCCACGCAAGGATAATCAAGGTGCTATAAAAACAATACTTAAAAATGGAGGCGTATTAATTGAAGAATTTATGGAAGACGGCAATCAAATATTACGATATGAAATTGATGTAACAACTTCTATTGAAAATTAATGTCTTGCCTGCTCTAAGGGTATAATGCAAAGTTAGTATCAGAGTATTAAATCAATAAGGTAGTTATTTATTCACTTCAGTTAGGGGGGAGATTATATGGATTTACCAATTCTATATGCATGGTATAAAGATATTGTTTTTCATGTACTAACGCATATGAAAGTAAAAAATGCATCTAATGTTTTTAATGAGGTATATGTTCAAGAGATAAGACAAGAGAAAAAAGGCTAGGTATTACAGATGACTTAATAGGACGTCTTGAAGCTTTAACTGATTATTATATGAAGCATTTTGAAAGGTTAGCTATTATTAATTTTATTCCTTTTATAACAAATAGCTTTGAGGAATTAACTCAAACAATAATTAGTTGGGGGAGTTTTACAGAAGAAGATAAAGTAAATTTTATTAATGATTTTATAACTATTTTAGAAGAAGAAAGAACTTTTTATTACGGGTACTGGCATCAAAAAGATAATATGTTGAAACATAGAAAAGATATTGTTGAAAAGAATTTAAATGATAGATTAACACTGTGATGCTAGAATAAAAATTGGACACATAGAATGGAGATTTGAGTTATAATAGAAATAACTATAATGAACGAGGTGTCCTAAAACAATGGCTAAGAGATATGACAAAGAATTTAAACTT